GGCCCAAAAGTGGTTATCCTTGACGAAGCAGATTACATTTCTGCAGAGAGTGTTCAACCTGCATTGAGAGGATTCATAGAAGAGTTCTCTTCTAACTGTAGATTCATATTCACCTGTAACTATAAGAATAGAATCATTCCTGCATTACACTCTAGAACAACTGTAATTGATTTTAAAATCAATCCTACAGAGAAACCTACACTTGCGAAAGAAATGTTAGATAGGTGTGTTCATATATGTGAACAAGAAAATATTAAATCATCACCACCTGTACTTGCAGAATTGATTATGAAATTCTTCCCCGACTTTAGACGTGTTCTAAATGAAATGCAGAGATACGGAGTTAGTGGTGTAATTGATTCGGGATTGTTATCTTCATTAAACGAAGAGAAACTAACACCATTAATAAATATGATTAAGGAAAAGAACTGGAAGGGTATGAGAAAATGGGTTGGTCAAAACTCAGACAATGATTTTACCACATTATTCCGTAAAATGTTTAATGCATTAGAACAGGAATTAGAACCAAGTTCTGTTCCTGCGTGTGTTTTAATTATTGCAGACTATCAATATAAGGCTGCATTTTCTATGGACGATGAAATTAACTTTGTCGCCTGTTTGACTGAAATAATGTCGGAGTGTAAATTCAAATGACACAATATGACGATAGAGTACAATATCAGAGAGACTTACTAGCCGCAGAAGAATGGGCAAAAGGTGTTAGGTCATGTCATGTTCATTCAACGAATAGTTGTTGGTATGACGACAGGCCTCAAGATACTGAAAACAGTTCAGTAACTGATATACAATATAACAATGGAATTATTACAAGAACAAAAAAAGGTAAACTTATACACACCTTTGGAGAAGCACTTAAAGGTGAAGAACTTGTACGTTCCTATATCAGAAGTCAACAACACTAATGTCTAAACGTAGTCCTTTTGACTTTGTTAAGTCAGTCTCTTATGACAAAAAAGACCTCATGGTTGATGAGGTCGAAGAGAAAGCATATCAACCATTCCTCGCAAACAAATCTTTGTCTTATCACCAAGATTCTGTTTTCTTTATTAACGAGATGAACAATCGACACCACCTCGACAATCGTCTTCAATACGTCTTTTTACTAAATACTCTTAGGAAAAGACAAAGGTTTTCCAAATGGGAAAAACCTTACGTTAGTAAAAAACTCGATACAATAAAAAAGTATTATCAAATATCAACACTAAAAGCAAAAGAGTACATGGAAGTGTTAAGTGATAAACAGTATCGTGAATTGAAAAACAGAATGAAAACTGGTGGTAAGAACAATGATTGACAATGAAGCTTTAGTATCGGAACTGGTCGAAATAACCTTCCCCGAAAAAGACGACTTCTTAAAGATAAGAGAAACACTATCTAGAATTGGTGTAGCGTCTCGTAAAGATAACGAATTATTTCAATCATGTCATATCCTTCACAAACGTGGAAAGTACTATATCGTACACTTCAAAGAACTATTCAAACTAGACGGTAAACCAACTTCAATAGAAGAGGGTGATTTTGGTCGTAGAAATACTATCATTGCACTTCTCGAACAATGGAATCTACTAAAAGTACTTGATAAGAGTAAAATAGAAGACCCTGTTGCACCGTTATCTCAAATTAAAATCATTCCATTCAAGGACAAAAACGACTGGAAATTGACCACTAAATACACTATCGGCACCAATAAAACCTAAATACTCCTGTAAGTATAACTTTAACGGGAGAAATTTATGTTAGAATTTTTACAGTGGGTTATAGCATGGGTACAGGTGATTCCTTGGCTCGTAATGGGGGCATCTTTAGTTGCAGCTCTTACACCAACACCAGTAGATGATGGACTGGTCAAAAAGGCATATAAACTTTTGGACTGGATAGCTTTGAATGTCGGTAAAGCGAAGGACTAAATAGTTTATAATCTAGAAATACGGAGAAAATTATGGAATATATTATAGTTGCATTATTTGTTGCAGTAATTGGTTACACTATTATCAATGATAATAAAAAGAAACCTGTCGCTGCTACAAAAGCTAAAAAACCAGTTAGTAAGAAAAAGGCACCTAGTGTCGCAGAACTTAAAAAACTTACTAAAGTTCAGTTACTAGAACACGCAGACAAGAATAAAATCAAAGTCAAAAGAAGTGGTTCTAAGGCAGAAGTGGTCAAAGCAATTTCACAACACAAATAAGTGAATTGACAAACGGATTTAGAAGGGGTCTTTATGACCCCTTTTTTTGTTACAAAAATACTCAAATGAGGGGGTCTCTTCCCTAAATAGTCGTATGAGTGAAATATTCGGATTGATAAGTGATGTCGGAGCCCCTATTGCAGGAAGTCTTGTAATGGGTTTCTTTATTTTTACTGTTATCAAACAGATACTAGAGGGTGTTGTTGATGACATAAAAACTCTTACAATGTTTTGTACATCATTAGAAACTCGTGCAAGAGTTATGTCTAATGAAATGATTAAAATAGATTTATTAGTGTCTAAAGCATTAGAACTTAGGCCTGATATTGAAAGAGTCGCTAGAGCTGAGAATTTCATAGAGGACGGAAGTATAGATTCAAGAAGAGATTAATATGGAAAATGTGGCACAACTGATTGGAGATTATGGATTCCCTATTGTTATGATGGTAGGACTCGGTTATTTTGTTTACTATGTTTGGTGGTTTGTTGGTGAAAATCTCGAACCCGAAGTAGAGAAACAACATTTTGCACTGATAAAACTTATCGACCAAGTAAGAATGTTAGACCAAGACCTCATCAGACTTCAGCAAAAAGTCGATGTAGTCCTAGAAATGAAAGAAAATGATAAGAAGAGAGTAGCAAAAAAAGATGAAAATATTAGTTCTGATAATTAGTTTAAGTTTTGCACTTAGTGTAAGTGCAGACGAAATCGTGCATAACTTTAAAAGTCCAAGCTTTAGTGGCATAGGACAAAGTTCACATTATCTTACGATTGAGAATCAAGAAAAGTCTAGACGGGACAAGATTGCTCAGGACATAAGAGACCAAATCGCAAAGGCAGAAAGGGAAGCGGACAATACCACGCTCGCTAAATTCCTGAGAAATGTCGAGAGCAGAATCTATGCTCAAATTGCAAAACAATTAGTAGAGAATATGTTCTCTAACGGTGAGGCCGCTGATTATGGAGTGTTCTCAATAGAAGGAAATACGGTTACATATGAGAAATTAGTCGGAGAAGACGGTGCAGAATTCATCAGATTGACGATTGTTTCTTCAGATGGAACTACAACAACATTAGATATACCTGTAGGTACTGGTAGTTTTTAAATGAAGATTTTAGGGTTTGTAGGACTATTTTCGGTCTTGCTCATGACTGGGTGTGCAAGTGTTCCAACAGTTAATGACACTTGTACAACTGCAATCATGGATAAGATTGGAACTTGTATTGAACCTGCAGAATCAGTTAAATTACCTACACATTTAGAATTATTAGAATTACCACCTGCAGAAAATATGCCTATTGTGGCAGTTTACGGGTTCTTGGATAAAACAGGGCAACGTAAGAGTAAAGACGGGATTGCATCTTTCTCAACTGCAGTAACACAAGGTGGTGAATCATTCCTTATCGATGCACTTAAAACTGCAGGACAAGGAAAATGGTTTAGAGTAGTAGAACGTACAAGTTTAGATGCACTTGTAAGAGAAAGACAAATCGTTCGTTCTGCTAGAGAAGAATTTGCGAATCAAGAGGATAATAAGGATAAGGATTTACCTACGGGAATTCAACCCCTCTTGTTTGCAGGAATCCTACTTGACGGTGGGATTGTTGGCTATGATACCAACATTGAATCGGGGGGAAGGGGCGCTCGCTATCTCGGCATCGGTGCTTCCAACCAATATAGAAGAGATGTTGTAACAGTAAGTCTGAGAGGAATATCAACACTTACTGGTGAAATTTTACTTAATGTACAGACCACTAAGACAATTTTATCGACTGGTGGTGGTTATGATGTATTCCGTTTCGTTGATATGGATACGAAACTAGTGGAAATTGAGGACGGTGTAGCAACCAACGAAGGAGTTACGAAAGCGACTCGTTCTGCGATTGAACTTGCCGTTCTAGAATTAATCTATCAAGGTGATGAGAGAGGATATTGGAAGATAAATTGGCCGATAACTGAATCTAAAATAAAAGAGGAAGTGTCAGACTTTTTAGACGAAAATGAACTTGTTCTCATTACAGAGGGAAAAACAAATGAAGAATAAATTATTACTCATTATGTTAACATTAGGTCTGATACCTGCCACTTTATTCGCAGGAGCAGACGATAACGAAATATGGTTAAATCAATCAGGTACAGGACTTGTATTGAATTTTACACAGAAAGGTTATGGAAACAAAGTTGGTTTAGATGATTTCTCAGGAACATCTGCTGACATGGTTTTAACTGGTGCATCGAATACGTTTACACTTGTCCAATTTGGAGATAGTAACAAACTATACGGGCCTATGATTGCTGACTCAGCAACTTTAAACCTTACCTTTACTGGAAATTCAAACGCAATGGACTGGAACATTGGTCAAAATAGTGCTGATAACATTAATATGTTAAGTGCTGTTACTGGTGATTCTAACACTTGGAATATTGATATTGGTGCAGCCGCATCTGCAGAATACTTAAACTATGACTTAGTTGTTACTGGTTCAAGTAATATATTTACAACTGTTGTTGATTCAGATAATGCTGTTTGGAACTGGACTATTACAGGTTCTTCTAACGACATTAACACTAATCAATCAGATGCAACCGATAACTCTATTACTGCAATCTTAACTGGTTCTAGTAATGATATAGACATCATTCAGAAATCAGGTTCAGATACAGGTTGTCCAAACGGTCAATCATGTAGTGGTATTATTGACGTAACATTCGTAACTTCTAATGGAAATATTGACATCGTTCAAAAAGACGATAACGATACTTAATATTTTACTGGTCGGGTCGGTCTATGCATCAGACCCGATTGGTGAAATTATTGAGGAAAAGGGTTATGCAGGTCTTACAAGAGACGGTGATAACACCGTCCTACTAGCATCAGAAAAACCTGATGTTTTGATGTATGATACTGCACAAACTCAGAATGGTAGAATGAAAATTCAGTTCGAAGGTGAAGAAGAACTTTCATTAACTGAACATTCAAAAGTTTGGATTGATGAGGTCTATTATGACCCCGACCCAAGTCTATCAAAAATGTCATTACGAATGGCACAAGGCACCGCTCGATTTGCATCGGGTTTTGGTGGAAAAATTAACAAAGCGAATATTGATATTACAACGCCTACTGCCACAATCGCAGTGAGAGGCACAGATTTTACTACAAGTATTGACGAATTAGGACGCTCACTCGTTATACTTTTGCCAGACAAATGGGGTTCACCTTCAGGAGTCATTGTAGTGTCCAATGCAGGTGGTGAAGTTACACTTGATGAGGCATACCAAGCAACTATGGTATCAACCTTTGACGACTCACCAACTAAACCTGTTAAAGTAAATGGAATAGATGTTAATATGATTGATAATATGTTTATTGTCAATCCACCTGAAGAGGTGTCCGACCAAGTTGCAGAAGAACAAGGTGGTGGAGAAAACGATTCTAACAATATTCTAGATGTAGACTTCTTAGAATTTAACGATTTAGAGGAAGATTACTTTGAAGATGATGAGCTAGAATATACAGAGTTAGATAGAGATTTATTAAATATCGATTTTCTCCAAGACTTGTTAGATGTAGTTTTGGACATTGACAAAAAGGTGGGTATTGATGTCGAAAGACAAAAATTTGGAAGTGTTCGTTTAGAAGGAACAGTTGCAGGGTTTGATAAAGACACTCAATATAATACAATTATAGATAAGGGTCTTGGTCAAATATGGTTTTACAGGGAAGTAAATGGAATTATTTCAATTAGGATTCCCATGTTTGCACAAGCAAGTATTAGAACCATAACAGACGAAAAGGAGTCATCAATTAGGGTGGGTGATGGTACGTCTCTAAATATAACCATTACACAAACAAACTAGGAGAACCTATGTTAGAGATGTTAAGTAAATTTCGTTCATGGCATGAAGACCAAATATTTGGATTTCAAAATGCAATGAGACTAGATGACTACCACATGATGTGGTTTGCATTTGGTAAAGGGGTTTTATTCACAGCTTTATTATTTTGGATTATATAAATGAATAAATTTTTATCATTTTTAATATTAATACCTTTGTTCGCATGGGCTGATGATAATCATGTCCATGTTGAACAGGTTGCATCAGGAA